CTTGATATTCCGGCGTGGGTAGCACGTTCACCTGAAGGTGCAAAAGCAACAGGCATTAGTACATATGCAGACGCAGTTAAGGCAACACGCATCAACAATGACTATTGGATGAAGCATAGAACAGGTGCTTGTAAGTTGTTAAATGTTTTGCAAGGTGAGAATCATGCAGACGCAGATGACTGGTATGAGCAAATGAAAGACTATTGCGATCCAGTTAAGTATCCAGACAATCATTTTAATGGTTGGTCAATGGGTGGACAGAACATGTGCGATGTGCATTTGGTTCTTAAACGCATAGTTACATTGCATTATGATAACCTGCTACAACAAGGTGTACACGATGTAATGCACTTCTTAGGCACATCTAAACTAGAGTGGGCTACACTCTTAACTGACATACAACGAGCAGTACGTAAGAATTACAATGAAAACTTTATGATTACTTTTGATTGTGCTTCACCTTTCTTAGCAACTGCTAATGGACAAGTATACATTCAAAATGAAACTCCTGATAGAGGCAAATGGACTTATCGAATGGTTCCGAGTGTAGACGATAAGAAGTATGCAACCGACACCCGTACTTTTAAAGATGCTGTACTACAAGATGGAATATTTAAAAACTTTGAAGATTCACCGTTAACAGACGGTATGCTTGTAAAAGATGTTTGTGTTTATAAACCAGGTGACCTAAATAAAATAGGTAAAGAAGGAAAAACATCATGGGATAGTTTTTCATATGCGATCCAAATGGGTCATAACGTGTGGAGTCACATTAATGCAGTTCAAGAAGCAAACAGACAATACGACAATGGAGTCATTCCGAAAATGCTTGTACAAGAGCAATTTGACAGGGTTCTATTTAGAGATGTTGTGGAAGAAATATTCTCAAAGACTACAAAAGAAGAATCACTAGCAGTAATTGATCAGTATTCAAAGTTTTGGATGAGTATTCCTGGTACTAGAGGTGCAGTAGGTAAAAAGACTGTAAACTCGAGTACACACTTTAATGCACTATTTGATGTGAAAGAAACTATTATTGAAGAAGATATACTAGACGAAACTAAGTTGGAGGATTTAGAAGATGAGCAACTACACGGAGCAACACGATAAAATAGCTGTGCATTTACAAGAATTATATAAGAAACACAGATCACTTGACGAAGAGATAAAAATGTTGTATAATAAATTTGAAAGCGAACAAATACTTAACCGTATGAAAACACAAAAACTTTGGCTCAAAGACGAAATATATCGGCTAGAGACTGAACTTAAACAACTAGGATAAAACATGTTATTAGAATCATCATATAAAGAAGGCGATACAATTAGTTTCAAAACTGTAGCAGGTGAAGAAATTGTTGCACGTCTAGTAAAAAAAGACACTACACATATTAAAGTTAAAAAGCCTATGGCACTTACAATGACTAAAGAAGGATTGGGTATGGTTCCGTTTACATTTACTGTAAGTCCTGATACTGAACTAGAAGTAAATTTAACTACTATTGTGTTTATTGCAAAAACTGAAACAACTATGGCTAATCAATATATTGAATCAACAACAGGGATTAAACTAAAGTAATGAAACGAGATTACAAAAGCGGTGTAAGTGATACTCCTATATTCTTTACAGGTATAGAAGTTGAAAAGACTCCTGCAGTTGGAATGAAAACTTTATTTGTTACAGGCACACAACCTTGCGATATTATACAAAAGTATTACGATGAAGAACAGTGTGAACATATCTTCTTTGGTGCTAATCACTCATTTGAGCCGCTAAATGAACAAGAATGGAGTAGTTGGGAAAGAATGATTAAGGCATTCTTAACTGCTGGTAAACTATGTAGTTTAGATATTCCAATTAATTACGCAGAAGAATTCCTTGAAAGCGGTCTTACAGAATATGATAACTTTATTCCACAACTACGTATTCCATTGCCTTATGCTAAATTGTGGAACTATAACACAATGGTTAAGATTGATGATAAAGACTTTAAGGCAACTAACCCAGGCGTCTGGTGTCATAGCCTACACGATTTAATGGATAGAGAAAAATTCACTGATTGGACAAAATATGGATCTGATAAAGTTGTAAAATGAATATTGTAGTTGCTGGATGTAGTTGGAGTGCAGGTTGTCCTGAACAACCATACTCTTGGGTAGAAGCTCTGTCAGAAATAATGCCACAACACAACTTTTACAACTATGCATACCCTGGCAACAGTCTACTTACAAGTTTACATTTATTAGAGATTGCAAAAGAACAAGTAGATGTCGAAAAAGTAATCTTTCAATTAACAACTCCTACTAGATTAAGTTTTGCATTAGACATTGATCGGTTAGATGTAAACTATTACCAAATTTCGGACAACTATTATAGTATTCCAAAAGAACTAGAAATGGTTGCTCTTACACCTGGTGCTGTTTTTGACAATATGTCAAGTGATAATGAATTTATTAAATTTGGTAAAATGTACTACAAATACTTTAGTAATGATTATTATACTGACATTAATAGCAAAGCATTAATTAACCTTATTCAAACACAATCGCATATACAGTTTTTTCATACTACTCCTAGATACAACTATCCATTTCCAATAATAGAAGATATGCTAAACTTTAATGACTATGTTATTGATAATGGTAAGCATTTTAGTGTAGAGGGTGCAAAAAAACAAGCAAAAATAGTAGAAAAATGGTTAGAAAACAATTGACAACACAACTAAAAGAAGGTATACTAGTACTATGAATGAAGTTACAATAGAAGATAACAATCCTAAAAACGAACGATATCATGATTATATGGGACGTAGAATGAGAGAAGAAGATATGATAGTAGCAAAACAAAACGCTATGGACAAGGCAGAACGCAGTATTTGGGTTACTTTTAATAAAGAAGGTGTACATATGTACCCAGGCGCAGATACTGATCCTAAACTAGCAACCGGCGATTGGGATGATGTATCATTCCTTGGTATTCCACATCGTCATATTTTCCACTTTCGTGTTCGTATTGAAGTATTTCATAACGATCGCGACATTGAATTCATTCAGTTTAAACGCTGGATGCAACGACTCTATGACGTCGAAGGCGTACTAGAGCTTAACCACAAGAGCTGTGAAATGATTGCAGATGACTTGTACCAAGAAATTTCTACAAAATACCCAGGCCGATTTGTAGAAATCAGCGTAGCTGAAGATAATGAAAACGGCTGTTCAATTTACTACCCGAAACCCTAGTGCTATTAAAAAGAGAGAAACAAAAATGGCAATTGAATTTAATCGCGATGCGTATACTAAAGTGTTTAACGACTTGGATAAATTCCGCGACTACTGTCGCTTCGAAGGAAAGGTCTTTAACGAAAAAGATCTTTATAAATCGGATGCTCCTGTGTGGATTGCATACAACAAGCATCAAGGATGGCTTCGTGCAAAGGCACGTAACGCTGGTAAGAAGTTTAATAATAGGAGAAACTAATGGCTATTCATATTGTAGATATTGAAGCAGTAGACACACGTTATACTAAGCAATGGAAAGAATATCTTCCAAGGCAACTTCAACGAGCTACAAATGAAAACGTAAAAGTTATTAGTGGCGGAGAAGTGCCTCAGGCTACAACGCCTGGGGCATTCCTTAACTTTGCAGGGACTAACAATTACAAGTCTCAACAAATGTTAGAAATTAGTAGACTATTTGCTAACGGTGAAGTTAAAGACAATGACTACTTCTTATATACTGATGCTTGGAACCCTACAGTTATTCAATTACGCTATATGGCTGAACTATTAGGTATTGACATTAACATTGGCGGCTTATGGCATGCTGGTAGTTATGATCCGCAAGACTTTTTAGGCAGACTCATAGGTGACAAGCCTTGGGTACGTCATGCAGAAATGTCAATGTTTGAATGTTATGATGATAACTTCTTTGCAAGTGACTTCCATATTGATATGTTCACTGATGTATTTGATGAAGACTATGCAATTGACTATGATAGTATAAAACGTGTAGGCTGGCCTATGGAGTATCTAAAGAACAGTTTAGACAGTTACAAAGGTATGGAAAAGAAAGATCTTATACTCTTTCCGCATCGTATTGCACCGGAGAAGCAAGTTGATATCTTTAGAGATCTTAAAGAGCGTTTACCACAATACGAATTTGTTGTGTGTCAAGAACAAGAATTAACAAAGAATGAATATCATAACTTACTAGGCGAGGCTAAACTTGTGTTTAGTGCTAACCTACAAGAAACACTTGGCATTAGTTGGTATGAAGGCGCACTAGTAGATACTATTCCTATGGTGCCTGATAGATTAAGTTACAGTGAAATGGCACTTCCGGAGTTTAAATATCCAAGTGCATGGACTGAAGACTATGATGCATACTTACATCACAGAGACAAAGTAGTTGCACAAATTGTAAACTATATGGAAAATTATGAAGACCTTCTTGTTAGTTTAGACAAGCAAAGAACAAAATTAAACAAAGACTTTTTTAGCGGTACAGCACTTTATAAGGCGATTGCAGATGAATGATGAAGATAAAACATTTTCTATTACGTTAGACGAAGATTATTTAACTAACACAGGTAGCGAATATACATTCAATATGAGTGATATAACATTTGGTAGTACTACCGATACTATTACATTGGATACTGGTAGTAGTGGAGAAGTTTACAACATTCTAGATAATTTTATTGATCCAGATCAAGTTGAAGAAATGTGCAAAGAATATCCAGCACTGTCTAAAGTATGGCGTAATTTTAAAAGTGTATATGATATGACACTACAAGATTACAAAGGTAAAAAAGATGAAGGAGCACTAATCTAATGCAACATACAATAAAACAACTAATGGACAAAGTAAGTGCAATGCACACAATCGCCATACAAGCACATCGAGAAAAGTATAAAAGAGCGCCTGGCAAGGAATATGACAAACAACTAGTTACTCATTTGGTAGAACAAATACAAGCCTTGGCAGGGGACATATACAATGATAAAACACCGCATCCTAAATTAAAAGAGAAAAATAAATGATTAAGAAACATTATTATAGTTGGCAAGACGTAGAACGTATGTGTGTCAGTATTGTTAATCAGATGTATGCTGACAATTGGCGTCCTGATTACATTGTAGGTATTACCCGTGGTGGTAATGTACCTGCTACTATTATTTCAAACATGACTGGCATACGTTGCGAAGCAATTAAAGTAAGTTTACGTGATGATACTAGTGAAAGTGAAAGCAACTGTTGGATGGCCGAAGATGCATATGGTTATGTATCGAACCCCGGACCAAGTGCTGGACCACATCATAAAAATATTCTAGTTGTAGACGACATCAACGATACAGGTGCTACATTTAATTGGATTACACAAGATTGGAGAGCAGGTTGCTTGCCTGATGATCCTAAATGGGATAATGTGTTTGGCAAAAATGTTCGTTTTGCTACACTAACAGAAAATTTAGCAAGTGACTTTGATAAAGTTAATTATACATGTCACGAAGTAAATAAAGCGGATGAGGATGTATGGTTAGTATATCCTTGGGAAAACATAGGAACATATTAGAAAGGAGACTTATGTTGAAACAGCAAATGATCGAAGCGGCAAGAAAACATGCCGAAGCAGAGGTTCTATTACACAAAACTAACATTAATGTGTATATGGAAAAGGTTGTAGGCATTGGCGAGCATTCAGATATTATTGAAACAATTCAAAAAGAATTGGATGCTATGGCTACTGCTAATGACAGACTTGAAATGTTAGACAAATATTTTAATGACTAAAACAGACCTAGATGCATACATAAATGATTGGGTTAATAAACTTAATGATGCAAACATTTGTCCGTATGCAAAGTCTGTACACGATAACAGCAAATTAAAAGTAATAAAGTTAGAGCCCCCAGAAGATGTATATGAATTCTGGAGGGCTGTTTCTGAACAAGCAGAACTATATGATGGATCTATTGAAGTTGTTATGGTAGCTATGCCTACTAATAAAGACATAATAACAATAGATCAAATGATTGGAGCAACTGATAGTTTAAATGGTTTGTATAATCACAAAGGCAAGGACTTATGGTTCTTAGATGCGTTTGATGATTATTGGACTATTATGTTGTTACAGAAAATCACAGCACTAGATGATGCTAGTGATATCTTTCAAAAGAAAGAATACTACAAAGACTACCATCCTTATAGGTATAAAAAATACATAAAAGGAAGAAAGAATTTACGTAATAGGTTGACAAAAACCTAAATAAAGTATAT